TATCTTCTTGTGACGAGAATCTTATAAACATTGGGTCTTGAGTTGTTTTATCTCCAATAGTTGTTTCTGTGCCAAAGAAAAGTAAGTGTCTATCTGGTGTTGATACCATACTAAATTGTGATGCTGTAGGTGCATTTGTAATAATTGTTGCTCTAGTATTGTTGGCAGCTGTTGGGTTTGAATCCCATTCAAAACTTTCACCCCCTGTTATAGTTGCAACAAGTTTGTTACCAAAATTATCTAATGACCATAAACCAGGTGCAGTTACAACGTCACCTGATACAGCTGTGTTCCAACCTGCGTATCCTGAAGAGTCTCTTACTTCTGCTCCTGAAGAATGTATTGCTGCTGTTGTACCTGATGCTCCTCTTGTCAAACCTGTTAAAGTATTACTACTTACACCTGTGTAAGTAATTATTTCTGAACCTATAATAACTGTACCTGAAGATGGAAAAGATGATACACTTGCCATTGTTAAAGTTGTAACCGATGCATTAATTCCTGATGATAAAGTTGATGTAAATGTTGCAGCTTCTTGACCTCCCCACGAACCAAGACCCCAACCTGTTGATGCAACTTCTTGAGCTACCCCTACTGAAAAATAATGTTTTACTCTAATACCACCAGAGGTGCTAGCACCCGATCCTGATTCATTAGAAGCCATAGTCAGTGTTACTGTACTAGATGTTGGAATAGATGTTACTTGAAATTTGTTATCAACAAAATTAGCTGAATTAAAGTTAGAGTTAGTTATAGCTGTAAAATTGTCTAATAATAAAATATCACCTTTTTCTATGTTGTGTGCTGATGCAAAAGTTAATGTTACAGTTGCTGATCCATTAGTTGTACTAAATGCTGATGTTAAAGTTGTTGTAGATTTAATAGGGTGGATGTCATAAAAAATACCACCAGAGTATGCATACAATATTCTGTTTGTGCCAAGCACTGCATATTTAATACCTGATGTATTTACAAAATGGTGAATAGCTGTATTACGACCTGTGATATCAACTGAACCTAATTGTGCCCAACCGCCTATTTTTTCTGGTAAGCCATATCTAAATCTAACATTATCACCATTAACCCACTGGCCTTCACCTTCAGTTGATGTGACTTGTTTATTAAAACCTGGTGCAAATTTTACTTTTTGTAGCATAATTATTTTGCCGTTGCTGGCACTCCTGTTGATGTTACAAATGGATTTTCAGAGAAAGCTATGTAGATGTATGATCCACCAGAAGTATTACTTCCAGCACTATTAAGTCTATTTTTAAAACCATTACTTAAAAAATCAAATCTTGCAGAGGTATCTTCAACCTCATTACCATTTGGATATAATTCTTTATCAGTTGGATTTGATCCACTTGTGCTTCTTTTATCATCAAACATAAACCAATAATTAGTAGCATCAGTTCGTTTCACTATTACAAATGCTGGTTTAAATCCTGTATAAACAAATGTTCCATTAGCATTACCATTACCTTTGTATGAGCCAAATTTTGAGTAGCCTTGTTTTTCTGCAAAAGCATACATAATATAAGCATCATTGTTTTCATTTACTCCACCAGTTTCACCAAGTGTAACAACTGATGAACTAGGTGCTGTACTACTCCAAACAGAATCATTTGAACCATCACCAGCATTGGTTCTATCTAACATTATATAACCAGCTCCAGTTCCAAAAGGAAAATTAATAAACCAACTTTGACTAGCTGCTAAACTTTTTACTATCATTGCTTTAGGTGCAACACCTAAATGATGAGGAACTGTATGTCCTGCTGCTGCATTTCCTAAATAACGAATTATAGAAAATCCAGCGTCTGTATTTACAGAACCAGTATATGCTTTTGCTGTACCAGAACCAGTTGTGTTACCAGATACTGCTGTTCCAGCTTTCCAGTTCCATGATGCAAATTTTAAATTATTACCATTTGATTGTGCTTCGTTTCCTAATGTAAATCCATCTGAACCAAAAGCTGTTACACCATTATTATCAGTTCCTTCTGCATTATTCAAATCAGATTTTAATGGTTTCTTTATTCCTCTCACAGTATCATAAATTCTGTGTTGAGATGTATCATCTCTTGATTTTATCCAAACCCAATTAGGAGCTAAATCAGAGTTACCACTATTAGTTATTGCATGACCAGCTTGTCCATTACCAGTATACAAAGTTGTCTGAAAGTATGCTGACGGATCGTCTATATCTGTATAAGCCATTATCCATGCTCCGCTAGGTTTTTAGTATTCCACGCAAAAAATCCTGATGGAACCGCATACTCGAAATTACCATAACCATTTGCATCCGTATTGGCTGATGAAACTGCTGTTAGACCAAAGCCACTACCAAAATTAAAATCTAATATTGTTTCACTTGAACCAGTATCGTTTGTCACTCCTAAAAAATATTCATTTCCTGTTACTTGACCTGATATGTCAAAACCATTTGATCCCGCTCCTGGATCACCTGAATTTTCATAAGTGCCATTGATACCAAAATAAACTTTACGATTATCTCTATCTAATGCTATATTAATTATTTGACCATCCCCACCACCTGAACCATAGTTTTGATTGCTATTATTGTTCCTAATTTTTCCTGTGTTAATAACATATGCGACTGTACTATTTTGAGCAAATGCTTGTACACCAAGTGAAGCGCCTACTTTTCCTAAATCAGTATTTGTTGCTGAACCTAAATCTGAAAGTGTTGCAAATACTTCATCTGCTATTCCAATAATTCCGTAATGATTTGATCCAGCGTGGTACTTACATTCTGCGTACCATTTTCCAGCAGTAACCCCAAAAGTAGTTAAAGAACCAAAAACAGGATTAGATGATGGTGCTGTATACACTAAATTTCCTTCTGTAAATGTAGCTGTATTTCTGTAAAGTATATTCCAAGTACAACCATTGTTGGTGCAAGTATCAGTAGATTGATCTACCGCTGCTAGATTAGCTTCTGAAAAATCAGTACCACCATTTACATCATTACCTAAATTACCGCTGGATTCAAAGTCAAGATAAAAACCATTTGCACCAAAAGTTAAACCAGATGGATCTATTGGTTTCCATATTCCACTATCTTCGTCAAATTCTCCTAGATCAGTATTAGCTGCTTGTGTTCCATCTAACAAAACTATTTCAGCAAGATATCCATCAAAATCTACTCCATAACCAGAACGCTCCCCAATTTGAAGAGGAAAGCTATTTGTATTAATTCCTATATTACCATTTTGATCTGGTCTTGCTGATGTACCAAGAGAAGTTTCTAAAACTCCATTAATATATAATTTTGCTCGGTTTGCTTCGGTGCCTTGTCCTGTATCAACAGCTAAAAGAATATGATACCAAGCCGAAATATCTCTAAATTTTCTATTTGTTACTAAATTTAATGTTGCAGTTCCATTATCAACACCTTCTATATGTAATTCATCTGTATTTTCAAAATATACTTCAAATCTATCGTCACCACCAGCAACAGATGTAAAAAGTCTTGGGTGATCTGTACTTATATTTGATCTTTTAATCCACATAGATAAAGTAAATTTATCTTGATTACCCCCAGCAACACCCGCTCTCCTCATTTGACAATTACCTCCATCATCAAATCTAACAGAGTTAGCTACATCATAGCCAGTAGCTGCTGTTGCTGACCCTACATTACCTGGTAAAATTAAAGGCATATTAAGATCCTAATATTGGGAATTCTCCTAATGGTCTAACCATTACAACTGGGTCCCCTTCATCAGCTGTATTTACATACGTGTATAAAGTCTCAATCGCTGCCGTGTTTGATGCGTTAGTAATTAATGTTTCCATTGCTGCTCCTTTAGTTCTTACAGCTGCTCTAAATGTTGTAATAGCTGAAGGCACGTCAGTATTTGCATCTGCTTTTCTTAAAATATACCAGTCTGTATCTTGTAATATTCCAGCTACTTGTTGTTTAATAGTTTGAATAAAGTTATATTTTAAACCTCTTATTTTAATAGTATCTGTGTCAGCTCCTGTTGGTGCATCTCCATCATCTATCTCATCTTGAGTCCAAGTAGTATCTGCATGAGCTATAGCAGTAGCATCACCATATGCGGCTGTTACTGTGCCAGCATCTGCATCATAAGTGTAAGTTTGATCTGTATTAATATAATACGTTTCATCTTTTTTATTACTATCATCAAACGTTATTTCATAAATACCAATAGCCGCTAATTCACTTGCAGTCCATACTGAAAATATTTTAACTGGATATTGAACATCTCCTATAACCAAACGTTTAGGGTGGTTAATAATTTTTGATATTGATCCGTCTGTTATTATTGCATGCATATTATATCCTAACTTTCACTTAAATTTAATGTTCTACCTACTTCTTGCCATACAGCTCCGTTAAAACGAAAAACTAAAATATCTGTTTTACCATCTGTATCTGTTGTTGTAGGTGCAGTTGATGCTGCAAATTCAAATATTGTATTAAAAGCTATTGTATGACTTCCATTGTAATTAATTTCAAGAACAATAAAAGCGCCTTCAACATTATTACTTGGTGCAGAAAAAGTAGTGTTTTCTGTTGTTATATGATAAGCGTTTGCTGCAGCACTTGCGTCCCAGGCCACGGCATTCGATGAGGAAGTAATTGCTACTTGTGCAACATTAGCTGCTAAAGCAAATGTAGCAACTCCTGCTTGAGCAAGTGTTCCACTAGCAGCTAAATTTCCAACTACATCAATTAATGTAGCAGTTAATTCTATTTCATCTGTAGCAGCAATATCTAATACTGTTCCACTTACACCTTGTATAAATTGAGTAGCGTCATTGAAACATAATTTGTTTGTAGAGTTTAAAGTTAATCCTGTACCATCTGTGTGAGTTAATGTTGTGTCTTGGTCATTACCAAAATTTATAACTGCTCCATCATTAAAGAAAGCGTCATTAAATTCTAATGCAGTTGTTCCTAAATCAGCACCACCAGAAGCGTCTGGTACGAATGCTGTTTCTGCTGTTATAGTATTACTTCGTATTCCTGAAGTACCATTATCAATTGCACCAAATCCTGCAGCGATTGAACCTGATCCTAATGCACCTGTTGTAACTATACCTGTTCCACCTGCTATAGGACTTAATACTGAAGCTATTGCTGTACCGTTAATTGTAATAGCATCTGCTTCTAGGGTTCCATCTACATCAACGTTACCAGAAAAATCTCCTGTTGCAGCATCTAACTCACCACTGACAGTAAAGTTTCTTAAACCTGTGTAATCTTTATTTGAATCTAAAATAACTGCTTTACTTGCTACAGCTGTTCCTACAGCTGTACTACCAATGTCTAAAGCATTTAATTCACCAACAACAGCAGTGATACCATCTAAAGCATTTAACTCTGCTGCTGTACTATCAACAGCTGCAAGTTTAGTTAAGTCTGCTTGAACTAATCCAGAAACTCCATCTAATAAATTTAGTTCAGTTGCAGTAGAAG